CGACCAGTCATAGACTTAGATACTTATAGCAAACTCGATGCTTATTGCATTGCTATGAATGAGTATTACAAGTCATTACGCAGAGCAGGATTCACAGAGACTCATGCCTTCTGGCTGCTCTCAGATCGTGAATCCTTCCCGGACTGGATTATTCCAAACCTACCCAACCGGATAGACAATATCCCATACGAGGATGATGACGAGGATTAATGAAAAGAATCGTTATTCTGAGCGACCTACAGGTTCCCTTCGAGGATGTCCATGTAACTCAGAACATAGCAAGATTCCTACAAAAGTTTAAGCCAGACCAGACAGTCACCATCGGAGATGAGATTGACTTCCAAACCATTAGCAAGTGGAGTGAGGGAACCCCTCAAGCCTATGAGCAGAGCCTTGGCGATGATCGTGACAGATGCGTCGACCTGCTCTGGGAATTGGGTGTTACTGACTGCATCCGAAGCAACCACACAGATAGACTTTATAACATTATCATGAAAAAGATTCCATCGTTTCTGAGCCTTCCAGAGCTGAGATTCGAGAAGTTTATGAAGTTCGATGAATTAGGCATAACCTTCCATAAGAACCCTATGAATATCGCTCCCGGCTGGATAGCCGTTCACGGAGACCATACGCCTATTAAGCAACTTGGTGGCCTTTCAGCCCTCGAGGCAGCCCGTAGACACGGCAAAAATGTCATATCAGGACATACTCACAGAGCAGGCCGTAGCGCCTTCTCAGAGGCCTCTGGTGGCCGTTTAGGGCGTGTTCTGCACGGAGTCGAGGTTGGTAATTTAATGGACTTTAGACAGGCTTCATATACCAAGGGAACCGCTAACTGGCAACAGGCTTTCGCCATTATGTATGTCCAAGCTTCTAGCGTTCAAGTTGATTTAATCAATATCGAAAAGAATGGCACCTTTATAGTCCAAGGGAAGGTTTATGGCAGGCCGAGAAAGTGACTTGGCTTACAGCCTAGATGATGCCATTGACGAAGTGGAATTGTTACCGTTTCGTTATCAAAATCTTATCGACCAAGAGCTTCCACTAGGGTAACTTTCTCTTAGTGCCGAAATACGGCGCGAAGGGAGCAAGATGATTACTAACCACGATCACATAGTTTTACTTTCAATGCTGATTGGTTCACTTCCAGGGTTTCTCATTGGATACGCCAAAGGCCATGAACACGGAAAGATTCAGGGCAAGATAAATGCCCGCCGCCTTATCAAGGCTCAGACTCAGCATCAGGTTAATCGATGAACGCCCGTGATTACCTTAACGAGGCGAGAGCTACTATCCAAGACCGAGGACTTGATTACGGTCACCCATCGGACAATATGCAGCGCACCGCCTCACTCTGGAGCGCATACCTCGAAATGCCAGTTACAGATTATCAAGTGGCGATGTGTCTGGCATTGGTCAAAATCGCAAGGTCAATGGAAACTCCTAAGCCAGACAATTACATCGATGGCACAGCGTATTTCGCAATAGCCGGACAACTGCATACAGAGGAGAATGATCTATATGTTTAATTTAGATGATTACGAGACAGTCGAGGAACGCTTAATCAAATACTGGAAGGATCACCCAGATGGTCAGATTCATACGAAGTTGCTGGATTCAACTGCTTCTCGCTTTATCGTTGAAGCTAGTATCTATAGAACTGAGGCAGACTCTAGGCCTTGGACAACTGGCCTTGCTGAGGAAACAGTCCAGGGTCGCGGAGTTAATGCTACTTCTGCCCTTGAAAATTGCGAGACAAGTGCGATTGGCCGCGCACTCGCAAATGCAGGCTACGCTACTAAAGGAAAGAGAGCGTCTCGCGAGGAAATGTCTAAAGTTGCAGCAACGCACCAAGTAAAGGAAAGCATCGAGCAAGTAAAGGCCAAGATGGCTGATACATCGAGGGAATATGTCCCAGTACCGAAAGAAAGTGATCCATGGACAGTAGAAGTGACAGCGCCAGTTCAGACTATGGAACAAGCGGTAGAGATGGTGAAGGATGTCCTTGGTGGCACTCCGATAGACGAGAGTTGTATCCATGGTGCTCGGATATGGAAAACCGGAACTTCTAAGGCTGGCAAGGCTTGGGGTATGTGGAAATGCACCGCAGCTATAACTCGAGATATGCCTGGTGGAGATGCGAAGCCTTGTGATCCAATCTGGTACGAGATTAGCAAAGATGGAACATGGAAACCACAGGTGAATCGTGGGTAAATTATATTTCCAAAATCAAGATAACGAGTGGGAGCAATTCCCAACAGATCAAGAACTTTATATGGCTCGACAGTCAGCACATGACTTACAAGCTCTAGGGTTTGCCATTATCTGCCAGTTATGTAATGAACCCCCAACAGTCTCTCAAATCAAGCTGAGAGCCTTACAGAACTCTTGGAAGTGTGACAAGTGCGGCACTATGAATTCAGCAGGCAAGGCATGAGACACACATATAACTTTCAATCATCTTGGGGATATACCAATTGTTCAATCTGTGATGCAGATCGACTATGCAATGAGTACCTTCGAGATGATGGATTAGTGGTCTGGTTATGTAGTGCTTGTGAGAACACACTTCACTTATGACAAGACACAGAAAAGACCGAGGCTTTCGTACTGAGCGAGTAGTTGTCTCCTATCTACAGACTTGGTGGAGAAGCGCGAGCATCGGCAGAGGTGCGGGCAAGGATATTTATAATGTCCCGTTCGACATTGAGATAAAGGCTCGTTCTGAGTTCTCACCTTTGGCATGGATCAAGCAAGTCGAGAAAAGGTCGCAAGGCAAAGAGCTAAGCGCCGTGGTGTGTCGAATGAACGGGCAAGGAGAGGACTGCAGCCAGTACCTCGCGTTTATGAGATTTCAAGACTTGGTTGATTTATTGCTCAGAGCCGGTTACGGCGATATACAGAAAGATTCGGTAGAATTAGAGCCTGAGAGATGCGCGATATGCGGATCGTGGAAGTTAAAGGAAGTCCCATGCCGGACATGCAAGGTATCTGATGCCAATCTATGAATTCGAATGTACCAACGAGGAGTGCGAGGCTAACTTGCGCTACGAGAAGGAAATGAGTATCCATGAACCGCACGATCCAAAATGCCAGTTCTGTCACAGTTCGATGCAGAAAATTTACAGCGTTCCAAATATCCAGTTTAAGGGAAGCGGCTTCTACAGCACGGACAGATAGTTATACACACCTGTGGATAAGTAGGGTACAAAACATCACTCTACGCTCAGGACACGCCCAAGTTATCCACATGCTTGACACCTTCGGTACACTCTTGGCTAGAGCCCTCAGGGGCTCAGAGCGGGCGCTTAAGCGGATAGCCCGCCCGGTAGCAATCGTTATTGGGATATCTCTATGCTTACCCATGAGTCACGCAACAAGTGGCTCAATGGAAGCAATTGATCCTAAGAGATATGTTCATTTAGCATTACCTAAAAAAGAAGCTGTATGTCTATCCAGACTTATTGGAAAAGAATCTGCTTGGAATCATAAAGCAGTAGGCAATCTCAATAGCCCTACTAAGAGTTATGTTTATGGACTATTACAGTTAAAGAATCCCATCGTTAAGGACAAGAGCCCTATTGAACAGATACACTTTGGGCTTAAGTACATCGATCATAGATATCAAGGCAATGCGTGTAACGCATGGAAGCATTGGAAGGATAAGGGATGGCACTAATAGAAGCTACGATTCAATGTAGTCGATGCGATGCAGAGACACCCGAATCAGAGATAATGGAAGTCCATGCTTGGTGGGTATGCGGTATCTGTTATGACGATCTATGAGAAGGCTTATGTGTTACATGCTTAAGCATCAATGGATATACATTCAATATAACGATATCCATTATGGGATATGCGATAGATGTAATGAGAGTATTTATGTCAAGTCTTAAAGGTACTGGGTCAAGTAACAAGTGGCGCAAGATAAGGGAACAGATCATACGTAGAGATGGATGTTGCCAGATGTGCGGATCAGATGAACGGCTAAGCGTTGACCACATCGTACCCCGTACCCTTGGTGGAGACGATAACCCTAATAATTTGCAAGTATTGTGCAGTTCATGCAATTCAAGCAAAGGGGGTAGGTTTTTTGACATGGGAAGGACAC